GTAAACGTCTATTTTGTTTTCTTTTATAGAGTTCGACTTTGTTTTCTTTCCAGTACTTCTTGTGGAGTCTACTTTTGGCTTCACCTTGGTATGTAGCTTCATAACACGACCTACATAAACCTTTGGCATGGTGTTTTCTCTCAGGATGACACGTGTTCACCTTGAGTTTTCTTACAAAAATTCCTTTTGGCATTTCTTCCTTCCTAATCAAGTTCGTACGGGGAGAGGATTAGGCTCTCCCCGTACTAGCTCAAGGGAGCTACCCTTGAGATTTTATGCTATTGGTTCTTCTAATGCTTTTGGAATTGCCTTGCCTGCTATCTTATGATCTAACGCCTCTGCTGCATGTTGTGCAAACATTTCGGGTGTAGATTGTACGCTCATTTTTGCAAGCAATTGCGTAGCTACTGGAGGAGGCATCTTGCTTATATCGGCGGAAATGCTCTCACTTGGTGGCTTTGGAGGAGGCTGGTTAGCTGCTGCAATTTTCTTTGCTTGTGCTAAATGCTCCATAAAATGCAAGTGTACATTGGCAAAACCTGCCTGTTGTTCTGGTGTTCCCCAGCGGAATTTTTGTCCCTCGATAGAATTTAACCACTCTCCGCATTCACTTGCCTCTACGCTATGATTCTCACTTTCATCCTGCGCAACTGGCACGGTGCTCACCTGCTGTGGCATTGATTGCATACCCTTTTGCAGCTGATCTACCATAGCTGCTGCTTGTGGTGGCACTTGCTGTCCACTCAAAGCTGCAGCCTTCATACCTGTAGTGACTTTTTCCAGTCCAACTTGCATTTGAACAAGTTGTGGGTTAGGCATAGGTCCGCTACGTAGAAGTTTTTCAAATTCGCATCTCTGTTTAGTTACAGAAGATGCTCCTTCTACTTTGAAGTTCTTCAAACGCAAAGCGCTTGATACTTCTACTAAATTAGCAGGGCTGAATATCCACTGTGCAAACGGTGTTCCGGGTGCGGTAATTGCTTTATCAACCAAGCTCATTACCTTTACCGATTTTTGTTCTTCAGTTTCTGGAATAGATGGGTTGCTTTCTGGATAACACAGCACATTGCCGCCTAGCAAGTTTGCAGTGTTAACAGATATGTTCTTACCATCTATGTTCTGTTTTATTTCTTTACCATCACGGCACTCTGCTGCACATTTAACAGCCTGTGCGGCTGCAGCGGCGAACATGTCCTGAATATTATTCCATGGACATCCTACGCGCTGTAGAGCTTGATCCCTTTGAATAACAGCGTTTCCTACTGTATTCTCTCCTGTAGCGTTACCAAACAGGGAAGGAAGTGCTCCTGATATTTCTTCAGAAAGTGTAGTGATAAACCATTTGATGAAATCCGGCAACGCTGGTTGGTGCTGTGGCGTTGGTTCCACCATGATATATTGTGATTCTGTAGTCAACCCCGGTTGTGGTAGAAATGGCCCTATACTGCCGGGAACGTTGGGTTCTTTCTTAATAGCATCCATATCGAATGCTTCAGAATTCATCCACTTCTTTGGTACTGTACGCTTAAAGAAGTCGTCTAAAAGATCAACCCAATCGTTAATTCTTTTTTGGACGGAAATTAACGCAGTGCCCATGGCTCTGCGATTTTGTCCTTTGCCTGCCGAAGGATGTCCTATGACTATATGGTCATCCATCTTCTCGTTTCTTGAGAAGGCGTACTCTTGTCCAGCGCGTGCCAATAGAACACCGTCTGGAAATGCTTCTAGTAGTTCTGCTTTAACTTCATCGCCAACGGACTGGTCGAGAAACATTGATGGACGCATCCATGTATACTTAACAGTGGTATGGCGACTCAATGAATCTCCGGTTACGTATGCACCAAGTACTGCCTGTCGTACGTTCTCTCTTGCGATACGGTCTAACTGTGTCGCTGATTGACCGTCAGTGCCGGGACTAATTTTGCTTGCAATCCATGGGAACATACCACGAACCATAGCAACATCATAATCCAGCATCAGTTGTACATACTGCATCTCAGAGAAGTTATCCACAGATATAGGAACCTTATGGTCTAGTTTTCCGTGTACTGTAGTTACTTCCATACCAAGGGGCTTCTTGGAATTATTTCCTACTCCTGCCGAATTTAGAAGTCCCTCTATCTCTCCTCCGGTTTCTGCGGCGGATTCTGTGGTCTCTAAGAAATCCTCCTGTCCTTCTTGTCCGGTAGGTGTGCTGTCTGGAGGGTTAAGAATGTTCTCAGGTACAGTTGGTGTTCCCTGATCTTTCTCAAAACCGTACTTCTGTCCGTTCAGCTCATATCTCGTCCACATCAACGTGCGATCTTCATTCCAAAATACTCTTGCGCATTGCACTAGTAAATCGTGAAGATTATTATTTCTTGACCATATGTCTTTGAATCTAGCAGCTTCTTCGGCTGCTATCTTATCTGGTCCCCACTCCGGGTCTACGGGAAAAAATTCTACCTTAGGTATCTCTCGTGACAGTGCAGAGACAATAATGTCTCCCTTTGGTCCGTACACGTTTGTGTCGTATATGCTATTGTGATTTCTCTCGTTGGCTTTCTTTCCTTGTCCGCCTCCGGGTAGTTCCCAACCTCCTCGCTTACCACGAAGAAGATGCTGATAGCCTCTCTCAAAATGAAGAGCTTCCCATGCTTGCTCAACTTCCATACGTCGTGCAGCTACATCTGCTTTCGTGCAGATATCATCAAGCGCAATCAACGTACCTCGTGCTGTGTCTGATAACTCAGCAAACGGCTCTGGAGAATAAGGGAATGGCGCATATACTCCCAGTGGACTATCGTTAGGAGACTCTGGTGCATCACCTTGCTTATTGGAACCTTCAGCCTCTAGTCCTGTTACCTCTGAAACGTCGTCTGCCATTTTATAGCCTCTTCTTAGTGCCGCATAGCGGCGAACCCTTTGGCCGAAGCCTTCATATGCTTTACGTGCTCACTGTCTCCCGGCTTAGGTTCTTTTTGCGAAGCCGTCAGTTTCTTACCTTGCGGAACTCCTAAAGCTTCGTGGAGTCCACCTTTCTTAATTTCGAATGAACCTTTCGATCCAAGGTCCACTTCGTGCTTTTTGTGACCAATACCTGTTGCCATCACTTCTCCTACTTTTTAGTAGCGCGTGCGTTTGTACCTTTTTTAACACCCATAATCACTCGTTTAAAGGAAGATGGATTCTGATCTTTTGCAGACAAAGGAGGTTGTTGTGGTGATGGGTTCAGTTTGGTTCTTCGTCCTATTCCTGTTGACATTACATTCTCCTATGCAGCTCTCATAGAGCCCTTTACTAATTGACCACCAGAATCAACTCTTGGTTTCTTTCTACGCGGTGCAGGCATAGGTGCCTCTCCCTGTAGCCAACTAGGTAAAGGTGTAGAGTTTACAGACGCAGTCTCTGCTGGTACTTTTGGTTTCTTTGGTGTTCCTAGTCCTATCATTTTGCCTCCGCTGGTTCGTTGTCTTCACAGCAGGCGTTATCTTCTACTGAGTGACCTTTTAATGCGCACCAGCGTGTACGTCCTTCGCTGTCTGGTTTGGGCATTTGATTTTGTCCGTATTCACACCTAACACACCCAAAACCTTTAGGGTTTTCTGTAGAACCAAATCCTATGCGCTTATCATCCATTCTGCCTTTTGGGCAGTATCTAGCTTCTGGGTCTCCAGCGTTTCTAATTTCCCAATATCCACAGCTTTCAGCAGTAGGATTTTCCAGAGGTTTAATACGTATGAGACACTCTGATTTTCCAACAAACTTATTACACGCTGAACTAGAGCCATCTTTGCACCCGCCACAAAGGTACGCACCTTTTGGATCATACGTATTAGGTAGTCCACATTTAGAGTCCGCATACGACGCCAAACGCACACTATCAAGGCGTCTTTTAGCCCATTCTACTTCATCTTTTGCTGTGAAGTTTTCTCTAGGTACAACAAACAACCCGTCTTTAACAGGCCCATATAAAATAGGTCTAAGGTTGTCATCTTTAGAGTTATTGTTTTCTTCTTTTTTATTACTACCTAATCCCAGAGGCATTTTTCTTCCTCCCAAATCCCGGAGCCTTCTTACGCTCAGGGAGTCCCTTAGGAGAGCCTGTTGCACCAATCCACTCCTTGACTCCCGAATTCCCTAGCTTCTCTTTAGCGTCATCTGTGTGCAACCATCTGAATTGTGCCTTAGATTCTGCTGGCATATCTTACTCCTGAGCGTAGATATCAGGGGCCATGAATCCATCTTCCTCTGAAGATGCTCCCTGTTGTGCCTTTCCCTTATGGAACGGACTATCCTTCTCTTCGTTACCTTCTTTGCCTGCAGGAGGTACTGCAGATAATTCTCGCGCCTCGTCGTGTGCTTTGTGTGCATGCTCATGGACATTTGTATGAACATGGCCATCTGCATGGTGACTTTGAACGGTGTGACGCCCTGAGGCTTCATCGTGGTGGATTACTACTTTATGTGCTTTTCCGTGTTCTTTAACAGCAGGGTGTTCTTCCCCGCCATGCATTTCATCATGCATCTCAGATTCTTTATCTTCAAAATTCTTGTCCATACCTTCGCGCTCACCAGCTTCAAACTCTGGTGTTTCCTTAGCTTCATGCTCAGGCGATTCGCTATGCATACCATCTTCGGTATGTGCTTCGTCGTACTTGCGACCTGCGAAGATTGATCCAAACTTCTTCCCCGGTGTCCGCTTAGATTCGTACATTTTTAATCTCCTCTTCGGCCATGCCGAGTTACTTCAAAAGTTCATTGATCTTTTTCGTTAAGTCTTCTTTGGTGTTACATACGTACTTGTCAGGCTCAACCCAAGGAGACGGAATCCATCCTTTTTTCTGACTAAGTGTTTTCTTTGGCTCATAACAAGCCTCAATTTCGTACCCGTTTTTAGCTACACAAATTGACAAACGGGTTAATTTACCTTTATCTGCCATGTTAACTCGCCTCTGGATTATTATTTCTATCGTCTTTTGATCTCTGTCCCTTAATTGTTTTTGCTGTCCATTTTCCTTCACTGTCTGGTTGCATTGCAAATAAACCGGATTCGTCAATGTCTAGGGCATCTCTATCACCTGTACATAATTCACTTATGCGGCGGCATGCTGAGCCAGACAGTACCATAATAAACGGTCCATCCTTCTTTGATTTATTTTGCAGGCCTTCGACAAAAGGATCAAGCCTGCTAGTAAATTCATCGTAGGACTCTCCATCCGGCGCTTCCTTGGAAGGGTTTTCAAGTAGCTCTTTTACAAACTTCTTGTTTGGCTTCTTCCGGTCGCCTGCCATGCTTCCAAGGTTCCATGTCTTCATCTTATCCGTTACTTCAATTTTAGGATCAGAAGTAATACCAGACTTAAGTATCTCAGCTGTTTCTTTTGTTCTCTTCAGGGAAGAAGTATATATACACGTGAAGGGAATACCTTTTAGGTAGTCTGCCAGTACCACTACGATGTTCTTTCTACCTTCGTCATCCAGAGGCAAATCCAACCATCCATCGCTGCGATGAAGGTCGTCCAATGCAGTTTGTCCATGTCTAATACAGTATATACGTTGTTTATCCTTTGTTTTTTCTGCATCGTATCTACGTTGCGCAAATACATTTGGAAATTTCTTATCAGGATTAATCTCTGATTTAAACATAGACCTCCTTTAACTCTTGGAGGCCACTGCGGCTTCCTCTGCTAATTCTTTTTCTATTTGTAAATCATGTGCTTCAACTTCCGCTTGCCAACTTGTTTTGACAGGTGGGGAAGTAAACGATGCGAAACTGGGCTTCTCTGCGCGTTTACGTGTAGGGTCAATACCTACCCTTGCGTTGATGTTTAATTCGTACATTGAGATTTTAGTTTGGAGAAATGATTTTTCGCTTCTTAGCTCTGCTATAGTTTGGTCTTTGTCTTGTCGTAGTGCTTGGTTTTCCATTTGCAGTCTAAAAATCTCCGCTTGCATTATCTCTGCTAGACGTGAACCAAACAGTTTTCTGAGCGCTTCCCTAAACGCCTGCGCTGCATTCACAATGCTCATGCTGAGTCCTTCCCCATCCACACTGGCTGGTCCTGCGGCTTAAATGATAAGGTTTTGTTTGCTGCCTCTGCATCTAGTTTCATTTTTAAGAAATGCGCCGCAAGGGGATCATTCTTCTTTAATGCAGCTATTCTCTCTGCCTCTGCTTGCGCTTCTGGTTTTTTCTTTGCGGCTAAATGACCATACAGACCATAACGCAGAGCATCATAGCAGTCGTCCCCTTTTGCGTCTACTTTTAGAACATCGTCTAAATTGTCTGGGTCACGCATTAAGGTTGGAATAGCAAGTATAATTTCTTTACAGGTATCTAAGAAAACCAGCTCACCCTTTTTTAGCATATTGTACATCAAGGATGCAGAACCAATACGGTCCCTAGTGGCAGGTGTCACAGAAGGCAAACCTACTACTCGTAATGCACGTGAGTACTCATCTGCTGGTGATCTAGCTTCCATCTGTCTAGCAAATTTTTCATGAGAAAAATATATGGCTTTAAGTTTGAAAGTTTGTCCATTTGGGAGCTTACATTTAGCTTGAAGGATAGACACTAGCTGATCCATGGTCTTACCTCCAGTTACAA